AACTATAAATTTATTAACATTTTCACCATCAAAGAATCCAAAAACATTAGTTGTTGGTTTTAAACTACTAGCAGAAAACTCAATATTTCTAGATCTCATAAAAGGAGCTAGATCTGTGTTAACTACTTTTGGACCTTCATTTATAGTGCTGAAAGTTTCTCTAACTATATTTCTAGTCCCAACTCTTTGTTGTGATGAACTTTCAGATGTAAAGGTTTGAGTTGTAGTTCTAGTCTTATCTCTTTGATTTGTATCTTGATTAACACTATGCCAAGATCCCCAAGATTCATCACTACTTTCACTAACTAATCCACCACCACCAGTCCAAGTAGTTTCCCATGCTCCCCATGTTACTGGACTATAACCAGTGTCTGGGTCAAATCCCCCAGCTGCAACTTGCTCACTAGTTTCTGTATAAGTAGTGAGATCTTCTTTTTTAGCCTCTATAGTAACCTGATCTAACCACACATCTGATGATGGTGTTAAGTTCATAACACCTCCATAGTAATTAATAAGGAAAGGTGTTACACTTTCAGTTCTAGTAGCAAATGGTTGATGGACAAAAGGAACTGTATCATAATCTAGAGATAATACTCTACCAGTTTTTCTAATTCCATTACTACTATTTAAATCCAACTTAAGATCTAATTCAGTAGTATAAGGAGCAGGTCTAAGTTCTCCTTTCTGATAGTCAATACTATTCTTAACTATAGTCTTTTTAATTTGATTTTCTGTATCTGAAAAATCATCTACAAAAAATCCTGATTTGAATCTATTTAAACCATCAGCATCTGTAACCTGCATGTTTAAAGTATCTCTTTCCAAAAGTGAAAGAGAAGTGTAAAATTCTAAACTTTCTATTCTCTGCTCAAGTCTATTGATATCTCTCATCTGATATCTTTTGTACTCAGCCAAGTTAATACTTACATCTGTTACATTGTACAAGAAAGCTGGTAAAGATATAGATGCTACTTCTAAAGCACCATCAATAGCATTTGGAAGTTCTGGTGTCTCTGCAGGAATACCATTTACTAATTGAAATTCTCCTTTATCATTCAAATAAATTCTATCTAATCTAGCAAGATAGAATGCATAATCCACTAATATTGACTCATCTGATGCCAGTATATTTTTAGCAGAATTTCCTGATGCAGTAAATGCTCTTCCTAAAAATTCAAAAGGTGAATAAGAAGTTCCTGAAAACTCAGATACTCTAGGTCTTATGTCAATTATATCACTAACTCTAGAAGTATTAATCTGAGGTAGTTTTGCATAGTTAAAGTTATCATAAGAATTGACAGTTGTAATATCTCCTGTATCAGATGCAGCAAAAAATGCAGATTCAAATACTACCAACAATCTTCTAGATGGTGGATTAAAACCAGATTTTCTTACTATTCTAGAATAATCATATATGGTATTTCTTTGACCATCATCATAATTAAATTCTTCAGTGATATTATTAGATCCTATGACCAAACTATCTGTTGTAGCAGAAATACCAGACTCTTTAAATGTTATCTCTTCATTTTTTTGAAGAGTAAAATCATTCAAAGCAATATAATTTATAGTGCTATCATCAAATTTGCTTACATATATTCCTTTAAAATTACTGGTGGTAGCTTGGAAAGTATCACCAATAAGTAAATCTCCAGTTTTACCAGTAGCACTATTGATAGAAGTTAATGATACTCTAGGTAGAACAGGAGCACTTGAATCAAATGATTCAAAGACACCATAAACTAGAGTTGCATCAGGAACTCCAAGAGAAATTTCTTCATCTTGAACCCTAGTTCCATAAACAGCAGAGAATGTTAAACCATCATTTAAAGTAGTAGCTCCAACACCAGAAGATGAATTGTTAGAATTGACCACAGATACTTGATTTATCTTTTGCTTTTGTTTAACTTTTTCTTTAACATTAACTTTTCTAAGAGTTGCAATTAATTTAGCAGCACTATTGGTACCTAGTCCATTAACAGTAACTTCAGTAGATCCTGAATTAAATTCAAACTTATCTGCAGATAGTGATTCAGTTGTGCCATCAGTTCTAATTAATACATATCTTTCTTCATCATATGGTAAGAATGTTTGACTAGCATCTCCACTAGAAACTGCTCCAGTAGAGTTGTTTGTAATATTTACATCATATTGTTTTCTGATTGTTATATGAGAATTAGTTAAATCTACACTAGCAACATTTCTTTTTGATAAAGGAGTGAATAATGTATTATCAGTAGATGATTGGAACTGAGAAGTTAATACTTTAAAATCTGCTGGATTAATAGCAGTTGATGGTAGTCCACCCTCACATATACCAGTAACAGTTGTGACTCCTGAAATTGTTAATGATCTTTGAGATACACTTTCTATTCTTGCATATGAAGTTGTATTCAAACCAGAGTTTGTATATTCTACAATGTTTCCTACTGTAGCAATACCAATAAAGAATTTATTTGGATCTGTAAAAGTAACTGTACTTATACCAGCAGAAGCTCCAGCAGTAGGTGGGTCTGTAATTTTAACTTGACCTATTGATACTAAATCTGACTGCTTTACATCTGCATTAAAAGTGCTTGCAGTGCTTACAGTTCCATGAATAGATTTAATATCATTAGTTCTATATGCAGTTGTTGCTACAGAGATGACACCACTTTCTTCACCATTGAAAATAAATTGTTCACCTGCAACAAAATTACCTTTAGTATTGTATGCTGTAACTGCTGTTGAACTAGTAACACCATATCTTAAAAATCCAGTAGCACCACTAGACTTTCCTTTTATATGAGTGGGTACAGTTAAAGTTGTAGGATTATTTAAAGCTATCTCAGTGTATGGTTGAATATCATATAATGATATATCCCACTCATTCAAATCTGTATTATTAACATTATATGAACCTGATTCTAAAGCAAAGTCATATACACGTGCTATTCCTATTTCTTTACCTGAAGCAGTGGTAGCAGCAGCACCAACTCTTTCATCTCTTAAACTAACAGTATAGTCTGTTCCAATTCCTACAGATGGAGATCCAGAAACTCTATTTAAAGTGAATGTAGGTCCAGTAACATAGTTGATACTCTGACCTTCTAATAACTTAGTTGTTCTTGGTTTTTTAAAATCTAAAAATCCAGGAACTACAGTCTCTACTTCATATCCTCTAATATATGCTTTTCCTGGTGAAATTCTATATGTTCCTAAATCATCAGATGGGGTGTTATTATTATATGTAACCTGATCTGAAGTAAATACACCATTATTACCTTCAAAATCATTTAATGTATTTCTTGCAGCAATTGTATATGGTTTTACATAATAGTTGCCAGATTCATCAAATGTTCTTCTAGCAAATTCAGTGGACAAATCATTATATTGAACCTTATCAAGCACAGAAGCAACTTTACCATTCCTAATCTCCATTATTTCTATGAAGTTTGGAGATTTATCTTCTGCTATGGGAACTGCTTCTAATTTTAATTCTATACGCAATCTATCAGCACCAGGTGCAGTGAAGTTACTAAATCCAGCTGCATTATCATTCAATCTTGAATTAATATCAGAATTTATTATATCCTCATAAACTCTGAGACCTACTTTAACATTTACATCACTAGTATATGGATTTATTATAAGTGTTTGTTTTTTAACATCTAGAAAATATCCTCTAGCAAAATAGATACCTGCAGATAAAACAGCAGCACATCCAATATAGTTACATGAACCAGTATGCAATTGAGCTATTGGTTCTCCTACTTGAAAAGTTATACCATTTTTAGTAACAAAAGATTCTCCATCTAAAAGTAAACTTTCTCCAGATATAAATTGATCACTATTATTAGCACCACTGTTTAAATAATTTACAAATAAAGTATAAGTTCCATCCTCTGCTATGTTAGGTAGATATGCAGTTATTTTTGCTTTTATGCCAGATTGACTTCCAATTACAGTTCTTCCTTTAACATTGAACAAATAAGACTTTACATCAAATCCTTCATTGGAAGATTGAATTAATATAGAAGTATATGCGTTTGTAAATTTTACACCACCACCAGTTACAGAACTTCCCTCTTTGAAAGTATGACTTCCAAACTTTTCAATCTGATCCTGCAGTATAGATTGTATACCTGTTAATTCTCTTGCTTGAACAGGGAATCCTGGTTTAAATAAAATTTTAAAATACTTATCACTTCTATCAAAATCATCAAAATAAGGAGCGACGTTTAAATTTGTTTCCTGTGGCATGATTCTTTAGAATTGCAAAATGACTTTGATATCTTCTCTTTGGTTAGCAGACCTAGTAATAGAAGGTCTATTATCCACATAGATTATAGTTCCAGAGTATTTTTCTACCTCAGGGTTTGCAACCCCTTGAACAAAACTCTGTCCTAGAAAATATTTTCTATTATTTATTACAGTACTCACACCAGGACTACCTGATGATCCAAAACTAGTGTCTATTCCTAAAGTCCCCTCATTGCTAGCTATATTCACATTTCCCCCTGTAGAGGGATTTGCTGTAAATCTATGTAGAGCAAATCCAAATGTAGGATCTGTTTTCAAAGATCCATCACTATTAAATCCAACTAAACTCTTATCTTGCCAGTATTTTAAAACTCCAGTTGTTTGGTCATAAGACACTACTCTACCAATAGCAGTAGAACCAACTCCAATAGTTTGTGTTACATTACTATCAGCATTAAATGTTGCTGTTGTATGTCCAGCTCCAGTTAACTTCAATGCATAGAGAGCACTAGCTTTAGTTAGAGATAAATTTGAGGTGGATTGATATGCTAGAGGATTTTCTACAATTCCTATTCTAGCAATTTGGTTTCCAGTAATAAAATCTGGGTTTTCTGGATCATTTTCAATTTTAGAATATACTAAGACATTACTAGCACCCAATTCCCTATAAATGTCTGCTCCATGACCATCTTGAGGTGGAATAATAACATTAAAAACAGGAGTAGTGGTTCCTACTGGAACTCCACCAGCAACTAAATCTAAACTTCCATAAGTATATCCAGAACCACCTTTAGAAATATCTACTGATTCTACTTTTGCATCATTGTTGATAACAACAGTTGCCTCTGCTCCAGATCCATC